AAATACTGAAATAGTTGATATGATAAAAACAAATACTGGTTTATTTAAACAAGTATTTTCAAAAATAACAAATGATGAAATTAATACAAATAAAAATATTGTTACTTCGAAAAATATCAATGCAAAAAATGCAAATATAATAGATAAAATCACTGTTCCAACTATCAGTGGAACAACTATCAGTGGAAGTACTATTACATCAACAAAGGATATTAATGGAAAAAATTTAAATATAACAGCAAATATCAAAGTAGGAAACACTAATTTAAATTCTGATTTTTTAAAAAGATTATATTCTTGGACCAAATTAGGTTGTATTACTATAGATGGTGAGGGAAGTACTCATATATTATCTGAAGGTAAAAATACTTTTAGAAATAATGGATTATATGATGCATGGACTGATAATAGAATAGATGTTATTTTTTTACTAAAAGGTTGGAAAATAACTTTATATGATGGTTCAGATTATAAAGGTAGACAATATACAATTGAAAATAAAACAAATGATATTAAACGTGTAAATTTAGATGCAACTGAATTAAAAAAAAATAAAGCAAGTAGTTACTATTTAAGATGGGTAGGATATTAAATTAATATTTTTTATAAATTATATTATAATTTGATAATTTATTATACATTAATAAAAAATTTTGATTTATACCATCTTTTTCATTATATTTTATAAATTTTTGAAATAAAGAATTAATATTAGTATCATTATTTATATCATTATTATTAGATTTATATTTATTTAAATAATTGATATGTTTTTTATATTTTTTTAATTTTTCTAATGATAATTCTATATTATCATCTTTTATAAAGTTATCAAAATATAGTTCTTCTATTTTTTGATTATTAATTTTATCAATATTATTATAATAATTATTTAAAATATTTAATAATTTTTTACAAATTATAAAATTATTTTTTTCTCCAAAATTTTTATTATTATTAAATTTATCAATATATTCATTTAATGATAATTTATTTTTTATATTAGATGGTTTTTTATATATTTCTAAATATTTATCATATGTATATTTACTATTATATTCTTTTAATATATTATAATTATTAATTTTAAATTCAATTTCACAATCTAATAACTTAATTTTAAATTTTTCATTACATAATTTTTTAAAATCAGATAATTTTTCTATATATTTATCTTCAATAAAAAAACCACTTGGTTTATTTTTTAAAATAAAATCATAAATATTATTTTTAATTTCATCTAATTTTTTAATAATATTTTTTTCAAAATTAGAATATTTTTTTAATTCATTTTCATAATGTAAACGAAATTTATTATGTAAAATATTTTTATCATATGATATTTCTAATGCCAAAGATGTAGGAGTAGAACTTCTTAAATCACATACATAATCACATATAGTATAATCTCTTTCATGACCTATTGCACAATATATTGGAGTTTTACAATTATATATTTTTTCAATTAATAAATCATTATTAAATTCATTTAAATCAAGAAAAGATCCACCTCCTCTAGTAATTAAAATAACATCAACTTTTTTTTCAAAAAAATCAATTGCATTATTTATACTACTTACACAATTTTCACCTTGAACATTTACATCTTTTGTATATATTTTACCAAAAAAAAATCTATTTTCGATTGTTTTTTTAAAATCATTAATTGCTTCACCTTCAAGAGATGTAATTAATGCAATTTTTTTAATTTTTTTTTTATCCAAAATATTATTTTTAATATAATAACCTTTTTCTTTATATAACTTAAGTTTTTTTTTAAAAGAATTTTCGATTGTTTCTTTTTTTGTTAATTTATAAATACATAAATTGTAACGATTTTGTACATCATATAATTTTATTTTTCCTCTTGCAATAATAATATCACCTATATCTAAATCAATATTTTCATTTTCAACAATTGTTTTCCAAATAACACAATTAATAATACAATTATCATTTAAATCTTTTAATGTGAACCAGATATGACCTTTATTTGATACACTAAAAACTTCACCTTTTATAATAAAATTATTATTAAAATTTTTTAAAAAAATTTTTGAAATATTTGTTGTTAATTCTTTAACAGATAATATATTGTTCATAATAAATATATATTTTATTATAATTTATTATTTAATTATTTATATATTTTAATAATAAAATTTACTGATTAAAAAAATAATAAAAATAAATAATGGCTAGAGATTTTGAACCATATGAAGGTCATGATTGTGAATCTGAAAAAGATGAAGGTAATTGTGTAGTAAATTGTTGTTGTGGTTGTTTAAAAAAAATATTAAAACATACAACAAAACAATTATGGAAATTATTTTTATTTGTTGGAATATATGCTTTATGTATTTGGGGAATTGTATGGGGTGTAAATGAAATTGTTTCATTAAATAATTTTTCAGAAGTTTCTAATGGTTGTAAAATTGTTTCAATTGATACAGATTTATCAGGAGAAGTTTGTAATGAATGTGATTGTGAATATTATTATAATCCATTTGAATTTGATAAAAAAAGAATTTGTGATGAATGTGATTCTGTTAAATATACTTATACAGTAACAGCAGAACATTGTGGGGATGAATTACTAAAAATGGAAGAAGATTATTGGAATGATAAAGCTTGTGGGGAACCATTAAAAGAAGTAAATAAAACTTATACTTGTTATTTATATGAAGATTGTAGAGGAAAATATTCATTTGATACAATGTATGCAAATCAAGATGAATTAATTTATCCAATTATTGTAATTGTATTAGGTGGTGTAGTAATGATTATTACATTTTTATTAAAATGTTTATGTTGTTAAAAAAAATAAAATTTATTATAAATAAAATAAAATGATTGAAAAAAAAGAAGTTTTACATACAATATTAGTTAATATAAAAAATTTAATAAACATAAAAAAAATTATAAAAGATGAAATTAGTAAATTAGAAAAAAAAAATTATTATGAAGAATATGGTTATTTAAATAAAATAGTAAAAATATTAAATTATGAAATAAAACATGTTTCGAAAAATAATTTTAAATCGGAAATATTTGTAAATATTAGATTTATTGGAGAATTTATAAATGTTAATAATAATGATATAATTGATTGTCAAATTATAGATAATAATAATATAATAATTGGAAAATCTAATAAAATAATAAAAGTAATGATAATTGAAAATGATAAAAATATAAAAATTGGAGAAAATTTAAAAGTATGTGTTTTAGCAAAGCAAATAAAATTTAATATGAAATATATAAATGTAGTAGGAGTTATAATAAATTAAAAAATTATTTAATAAAAAATATATAATATTTTATATAAAATGTTATATACTTACGAAGACAAAAATAAAATTAAACAAGATTTAGAAAAATTAAATAATTTTAATAGTATTTATATTTTTAATATATTAAAAAAAAACAATGAGAAATATACGGTAAATTCAAATGGACTTTTTTTTGATTTATTAGAAATATCAAATCAATCAATAAAAGAAATAGAAGAATATTTAAAAGAATTAAATAAAAATGATTAAATAATTAAATATAATAATATGAGGATGAATATAAATTTATATATAAAAAAAAAAATAAATCATGTAAAAAAACTTTATAAAAAAAATGAATGTATTGAAAATTTTTGGGATATAAGTATAGATACAACACAAAAAATAAATTTCAAAAAAAAAAATGAAGAAAAAAACAAAGTTTCCGATGATTATATTATAAAATGTGATAAATTATGGAATATTAAAAATTATACACATTGAGTCCTTCTTTTCATCATTTCTGTAATATTTCTAAAAATGTTATAAGCTATATATGTTAATATACCTGGAACTAATGTACCAATTATAGGTAAACTATTTGCAATATTAAAAAATATACCAATAATAGGCATAAATGGAAAAACTAAATATATAGATATATAAAATAATGTAATTATTGTTGCGAATACTAATCCTATTTTGATTAATTTCCAACTAGAATATGATTCTTTATCTGAATCTTTTTTATGTTTTTTATTACATATATCTCTTTTTTCTATAATATACATAAAAAATATGAATAAATATATACTTATATAATCTGTTATTCCAGGTGACGAACTAAGTACATTCATTACACTTGCACCACCAATCATTTGCATTTGTTGTTGATTGTATAATTGTTGGTAATATTCAGGATTAGTTTCCGCTAATTTAGTATAATATTCTTCTAATTGTTTTTGTTGTTTTTGTTGTTGTCTAGCTAATTGAATTTTTTTAATTGGAAATAATAATAAATTAATAATCCATGGTGCAAATATAATAAATAATGAAAAATCTGTAAATTTTAAAACAGAAAATGGATTTTTTATAATTCCTTCTATTACATCAAGATAATCATCAATTAAACCAACTATAAATGATAATTTTAATTTATCATTAAAAAATTTTCTTAATGTAGTATCCCATAAAATTTTTCTTAAAAATTTAAAAACTGGTAATATAATAAATTGTAAAAATTTTAATATTGGTGTAAAAATTATTTTTAAAAATTTCATTATATAAAATAAAAATATTTTATTTTTATATAATGGATTATATTGTTAAATTTACAATTGGATTATTTATTTTTTCAATATTATTACTATTTTTTAAAAGTACAAAAAAATTAAGTGAAAACTATTATAGTAATTCAATGATAAGCGAAAAAGATAATAAAAAAATAGAAAAAAAAATAAATGTTAATGAAATTAAATGGAAGATAAAATAAAAATATAATAATATTTAAATATATACTATGAATGATAAATTTACAAATACAAAAGTAACAGAATTAACTCCAAATGAATATATAATAAATAAAAAAACAATAAAAATTAAAAATAATAAAAAACCAGGTTTAGTTATATTTTATTATTATTGGTGTGGTTTTTGTAATTTAATCGCACCTGAATTATTAAAATTAGCTGAAAAAAAAGATATAAATATATATGCAATTCATGGAGATAATGAATATAATCAAGATGCATTTAGATTTTTACAAATACAAGGTGTTCCACATTTAAGATTTGTATTAAGTAATGGAAATATATCAAGTGTATTTACAGGAAATAGAACAAGTAATGATATATATAAATTTATAAAAAATGAAAACAATAAACTAGTTAAAAAACCAGTAAAAAAAGTAGTTAAAAAAGTAGTAAAAAAACCAGTAAAAAAAGTAGTTAAAAAACAAGTAAAAAAAGTAGTTAAAAAACAAGTAAAAAAAGTAGTTAAAAAACCAGCAAAAAAAGTAGTAAAAAAAGTAGTAAAAAATAAATTATAAAATATATTCTGATTAATAAAATTGATAAATTTAATTTTTAATGGAATCTTTTTTTTCTATTAAAAAAGAACATCAAGTTTTAATATTAAGTTTTAATAATAAAGAGACTCAAACTTTAACAATGAGTGGAGCAAGTTGTTATTATGAAGATTCAAAATTTTATAAAAAATATATTTATAAATATCATTTAATAAGAAATGATAAAATTCAAAGTAATTCATATGACGGTCATAATTTATCACTAAAAAAAATAATTAAATATTATGAATTATCATTGAAAAAAAATGATATTTTATATGAAGAATTAAATTTATATAAAAAACTGATAAAATATCAAAAAAAAAATTATAGATATATTATTACAAAATGTGAAGATGATAAATCTACATTAGAACATGAAAAAAACATGTACTATTTTATTTTAATAAAAAATATAGAAATTATATAAAATCAATTTGGGAATCATTAAATGATGATATAAAAAATATAATCATTGAATATTTAAATACATATCATAAAAAATTATATATTGATGAATTTCAAGCATATATTACAACAGAACCGTTTGTATTTTTAAAAAATAATAAAAATAAAAAAAAGGAAAATATTAAATTAAAGAAAGAATTACTTCAGATATCGAATCTTATTAATAATTGGTTAAAAATATATATAAAATTATAATTTTTGAAACCATATTTTATTTTCAATTTGATTTTCATTTAAATTTATAAAAATTTCTTTTAGAAATATACTTAATTTTTCTTTTATATTTGATTTAGTAGTATAAAGATCATATTTTTTTTGATTTTGTATTTTAAAATCATTTGTTACTTTATTCCATAATAATATAATTAATTCTTTTAATTCTGTTTTTTTAAATGCTGTAATACTATCTCTTCCAATATTATCTTTTTCTTTATTTCTTATCCATAATCTATCAATAAATTTAGGTTGATTAATAATAATACCAACATAATCACCTTCATTTGAAATATCTGGATAATTATTTCTAATAATTTTATTACCTTCTGTTCCAATATTTTCTTTTAATATTTTTTTATCATTTTTTTTTCCTTTTTGATTTAATATATCAATATAATTAATTTCTGATAATTTCTTATTTTGTTTTTTTGTATCAATTTTTTCTAGTTTTAATAAAAACTTATTTAGATTTAGTGGAAATTCATTTAGGTTATAATAATCTTCATATATTGGGGTTTGTTCAAATTTTGATTTTTCAAATATATTATTATTATCAAATTTTTTAAATATATATATGTAATTATCATTATATTTTCTTTTTATTAAATATCCATAATTTATTTTTTTATTAGAAGTTTCATGTTCTATTATATATGAAAAATTTTTAAGATTATTATCAGTTGGTAACATCATATTTAAAGCTTTTTTTATTATATAATTATTATTTGTTTTGTATATTGGATCTTGAAATGCTGGATTATTAACTAATACATCAATATCAATTATTTTATTTTTTTTGAAATATTTTAATATAAATGATATAACATATTTTATATATGGTGTTAAAAATAAATTAGTATATGTAGAATCATCAATTTCATTATTTTTTAAATCATAATTAAACTCATCTTCAAAAGTATTACATGTATAATTATCATTTACTTTATTTAAATTTCTATTTAATGAACAATCCATTGAATTCATTTTTAATATATCTTCTACTTTTGAAATATAATAATTTGATATTTCTGATCTTTTATACATTATCATATCATAAGATAATAATGGTAAATTATTACTATATTTTCTTGCTAAATTAATGTCTACTTTTAATTTATCATTAACATTAACATCAAACATTGTATTTAATTTTTGAATGATTTCTGTTTTATTTTTATCCATAATATATTTATTATCAATAATTGAACAATATATATTAACTTCTACATTACGATCTTTTTTATCTAATGATTTATGTGAACAATGTCTTATACCTCTTGCAATAACTTGATCTAATCTAGATTTATTATGCCATGGTTCCATAATATTTAATTGTCTAACTTTTAAAAATGAAACACCTTCTTTTAATACACTTGAACCTATTATTATTTTTAATTTAGAACCATTAAAATTTTCAGGATCATTAAATGTTTCTATTATTTTTTTTTCAACATCTTCATTAGTTTGACCTATAATATAATCAAATAACATTGGTGTAAATTTATGATCATTATTTTCATG